ATATTTTTTACCTGCAGTAATATTAAATTCTATACCATTAGTTCCTGATTGATTAAAAATTATATTAGGTGAGTTTACTTGATATTCAGTAAAAGAATTTCTATTTAACGCTTCAACTAAATTATTTCCTAATGCATCGTATATATTACCTGCAATTCTCAAATCACTACCTATATTAAGAACGCCTCCTGCATTTATTCCTCCATTAATATATAAATTTCTATTCTCATCTATTTTAAGTGCTGTAAAATCATTATCTTCAGAATCATTGTATTTAATTTCAAATATTCCGTCATAACTATATATTTCATGTGTATTTTTGGCTGAATTTACATTTTTTTCTACATCATTTATTAATGATATGTGAGGATAATATTTTGTTCTATTATAATTTCTAATATCTATGCTAAATTTTTCAGTATTGGCATTAGTATAATCATTGATATATTCTTCAATTACTAAAGTATTATTACAAGTATAACCTAAAATATTAAATGTATCGAGTAATTGAGTTGATTTTATTAATATTAAGTCTGTATTACGCTGGGTGCTAGAATCAGCATATTCATAAATAGAATAATTAGAAGTCTTGATAATAACATTATTACCATTTATATTTGAAGAAACAGAGAGTATCGGGTTTGTCTTGATAAGTTTTTCAATATATAAATTACAAGAATTTATATTTAAATAATTGCTATGTATAGAATAATATTTTTCAATATAATCATTATTAGAATTATATTTTATAATATTATTAGTTAATGTCTTCAAATATAAGTTAGAATATTCAATATACTGAGGCAATGTAGACAATGCATTATCGGTAATATATATTCTTTCTTGACGTAAATCTGAATATATCAATTCAGTTACATATTTTCCAGGATCAAATGGTTCTAGTGTATAGATAATATTGTTACTTATATTAATATAATTACTATCATTTATTTTTTCATTGCGCACTTCACTATTAATTATAATATTACAATTAATAACATCAGATTTTTTATATTTATTTTTATATTTATAATTAATTTCTATATTACGACCTGATAATGTATGTAATATATTCTTATTTATTGTTATTTCTTCAATATTATTATTAACTATTAAATCGTCGTTAATATTATCTACAATTTTTTTAGGAATTATTTCTAATAAATTATTGTTAATAGTATTATCATATTTACTTGTTTCAGAAACATATTCTGCATCAAGTTTATAATCATCATAATCATTATAATTTGTTACTAAATTGCTATAATAATTTTTATAATTAATATTATTAATTATAGTTGTATAAAATAATTTTTGTGATAATATTTTTTCTTCTTTGATAACAAAATCTTCTTTTAGAGAATCATCTATATTTATAATATTATTATCAGAGTCTTCTTCTGGAAAATCAGTTATATTCTGTACTATATAACTACGATACGATTTATTTATGTTATTCCATATATAAGATGAAGAAAGAGAAACATTTTCATATACTATATCAACAGAAGAATTATATATATGATTGTAACTATATCGGTTAGTAATTGCTACAGATGAATTATTAATTTCACTGTTAATAACTAGAGTAGCATTATTAACATTATTAACAATATTTACATTATTAAAGTCTTCGTTAAATCCAAATCTTGCACCGTTTCTTAAATTAAAATTTTCTATAGCATCAATTGTAAATACATTTTTTAATGTAGGATCGTAATTATTATAATTTTTAGAATCAATACCTATAGTAAATTTATGCATATTAGTTTCATCGCCTCCAGAAATAGAATGATATATATCATTTCCTCCGGAAGAATTTACTAAATTAATACTAGCGGGATGAGAAGTATTTGTAATCTGCATTCCATATTTGGCACTTCCATCAATATGCAATAATATATTTGAATTTTTACTATCTCCTAAACCTAAATGTGTTGTACTATTTATAATATCACCGCTGTCATCTGTTGTATTAACAATTCTAAAAAAATTCTTATAATTTGCATTATTTAAAACATTAAAATCTAATATAGTATTACTATTATTTATATCATAACTTGTGCTAATTTCAACAGAACTTTTAACATTTTCATTCATATCATTAGTATCATTAAAATAATAGAAATTGCTATTGTAAATCGCTAATTCAATTGAAGAATAACTAATGTCATTTTTAGAATATGTAATAAATTTAGTAGATGGTCTCCGGATAGTAGTATTATTTATATTTTTAACAACTAATGGTATTTCATTTAAATTAATAGGGTCTATTATGATATTCTCTTTTGGTCTAAAAATATCAAATGATGCAACAATCTTATCTGATGAAATATTATTGTAACCATTCAATATATCGCTAGAAACATAGTTAAAATATTTATCTACTTTTTCTAAATTAGTAGATAATGCTTTCAAATTAAAATTGAAATTACATCCATAATTATCTAATATATTAATGTTTCCGTGAACACTTAAGTCTCCGTATATAGTCATTGCAGAATCATCATCATATTTTACTTTTGGATTATTAACATCAATATGATATTTTGATTTTTCGGTATCATAATAAAATGACATTCCGTAAGATGTTGGTTCAATCGTTTTATCCGTATATCCAATTTGCAAAGGTCCTACGCGTTTTATATCCCTACAATCTAGATCGCAAAATTTATGATTTTTATAAATAAACCATCTTTCTTTATTTCTATCTGAATTTAAATCTTTTTCATATTCGCATATATCAATACCGCTATAATCAGCATTATTTTTTTTTCCACCACCCCTCTCACCTCGATATATTCGAATAACAGAATAATTATAATCAGTTGTAAATATATTACGTATTTGCAATGGAGCGATATTTTCTTCACCTTTCCATCCTATTGATATGTATTTATTTGTATGAAAACTTAAATCATTACTGGCGCGTTGAAGTGTTTCTAACAAAATATTATTTTGATAATATAAATCAGTATTAATACCTTTTTTTACATTTAATCCCTTCATATTAATTGCCAATTCACCTGATTCATTGTAATTTATGCAAAATTTATCACATATTTTATCATATACATTGAAATAGTTTTTATCGCTATTATAAACAAATTGTTTCGTTTTTTTATAATTATTTTCTCCATAAATATAATATTCACTTGCAGAAATGTTACCATTGATATCCAATGCAAATTTAGCATTAGGATTTATTTTATTGATACCAATATTACCTTTTAATAAGGATAATGTTGGTGGTGTATTTTGTAAAAAAGAATTATTAGTCAATGCATTAATATTTACACCAGGATAGAAATATATATTATTTTTTTTTCCAACTACTGAATTTGTATTAATTATTAAACTATTATCGTTGTAATCAAGGCGTGCTAATCTGCCAATATTAGCAACATATACTTTATTTGCAACAGTATTTTTTAACAAGATATCAAATGAATTACTTGTAGCAATGTCATCTTTAATAATATTTAAAACTCCATCAAAAGTATCATTTGGGTTAAGACCTAATCCCAATTTTTTAGGAAAACTTACATTACAATTTGCGTCGAGATAAGCGATATTACTGCTTACATACATGAAAATAAAATTACTTCCATTATCATCATTAATTACCTTAGTATAACCTGTAGTAGGGTCTGTTAAATCGAGGGGCAATACTCTTTTATTATTAATAAAAATATCGTTTTCGACGTTTAGATTAACATTCTTTACATTAAGCATATTCGTATTTAGAAAATTAACATTTCCGCCAAATGATACGTCTCCGCTGAATATAGAGTCTTCTTCAACATTTAAAGAACCTGTTTTAGTATTATTTTGTATTATTATGTCATTTGCCACATTGACATTTTTTGCAGTAAATAAATTATCTACTGTTAAATTATTATTAAAGAAGTATTGTGATCCTGTAAAATTTCCTTCATTTATTTGAGTAGCGTTTAAAACTCCGGCGCCTTTATTACGAATATAAATATCGTCAGTATGTTTATATGTTCCTGTAACATAATCTTTAATCAATATATTTTCAAATGCAACTAATCCTTTAACATCTAATTTTGCATGGTCTTCTTTATTTAAATTTTCTAAAATTTTATCATTCTGAAGAATTTTTATATTATATATGTATTTAGTTGATATATTTGTACCAATACCCACATTGTGATTTGCATCAATTGTCATTGCAGGTATATTACTATAGTTAATATATGTAGGTGTAGCATAATTTCCATAAGATTCTTCAATATTTTCAGCAGATTTACTAACGTGAAATTCCAGAGGAACTCCGCGTGTTGTAGAAATAATAGCAGGCGATTCGTTGCAACCTCCAATAATACCCATACACATTCTTACAGGTTCATTATAGTCGTTATTTGTATCATTTCTAATAGAAATGTGCATGTTGTTGAATTTATTATTAGGAGTTGTCACAATATTTAAAGGATTTGTATTATTATACGTGTCTACTTCTCCACCAAATGTTACATAATTAGGTGTAAATAAATTTGCAATATTATAACTATTATTATATATATTATTATAATCTGTACTATAAATACTAGTTTTAAAAGGTTGTGTTGCCGCTAATTGAGTTGCTGTAGTAATAAAAGATTTAACTAAATTACATGTAATTAGATCTGTATTATCTAATATAATATTACTAAACTGTAGTCCTGCTGCTTTTATAATACCTGAACAATGTATATTTTTATCTACAAATAATGATGTATCTAGTTTTAATTTATCGTTAGCTAAATTCCTTGATGTATTAATAGCTACGCCGTTATCATTTACAATAAAATTCCATTTTGTATTTTTTGTATCTTCAGTGTCATTAATATACGTTTTTTCTCCTACAACTAAAAATTCCTCATATTTTTTTAAGTCTATTTTACTTAAATTCTTAGCTTCATCCTCATCATTGAGTTGTAATCCAATTGCAACCGAATCTATTTGTATTGTAGGGTTGGTTATATCATTGATTAGATAACTCATATATTATCTTACTCTATTTAAAAGAAAAATACATTTAATATTTATATATATATATAAATATAAAAAATGATATATTATAATTAATATAATTAATTATAAAGATGAAACGTATCGAGAATATCCATAATAAAACTATGGAAATAGGTATTGAGAATCAACCATATAATAATAAAAATATATTATTGCAAAGAGAAGACTTAGATAATTTATTAAATAATAATGGTTTAAAAGATTTAGAAGTTAAGAATATTAACTTATATCGAGTGGCATTTGTTCATAAGTCTTATTGTACTATGAAGAATGCTGATTTTGATAAAAGTAATGCAAATTGCCCAACTGATTGTCTACCTTTACAAGATATGTCATATGAAAGACTAGAATTTTTAGGTGATTCATTACTTGGAATGATTGTAACTAATTATTTATATCTAAGATTTCCAGACCAAAACGAAGGATTCTTATCAAAAATAAGAACAAAAATAGTTAATGGCAGAATGTTAGGTTATCTATCTGAAAAGGTAGGATTACCCAAATTTGCTATAATTTCTAAACAAGTTGAAGAGTCAGGAGGAAGAAATAATTATAAAATTATGGAAGATATATTTGAGGCATTCTTAGGAGCACTTTATTTAGATTTTCAAACAGACACTGATATAGTATCTCTTCCACCGAATATTAGAATAACACCTTCTAGTGGTGCAGGATATTATATCGTAGAAAGTTGGATTATATATATTATAGAAAATTATATAGACTTCTGTGAACTAATTAGAATAAAAAATAATTATAAAGATATGTTAGTGTCGCATATGTTGCATTATTTACAGGATGTACCGCAATTTAAAGAATTAAATATTACAACTAAAGATAATATGCGTATCTTTAATTACTGTATTAAAGACAAAAATGGTTCTATTATTGCAACTTCAACAGGAAATACAAAAAAAGAAGCAGAGAATAATGTATCAAAAGAAGCGTTACTATATTATAATGTGAATATACAAGAATATAATTCTCATATATAAGAATTTATAATATACCTTCATATAATTATAATATTATGACTGATAATATTAATATTAATATGAATATTACACATTTAGTTTTATCAGGCGGAGGGATGCATGGTGTAATGTTCATAGGTGCACTAAGATATTTATATTTTAAAAATTTAGATAAAAATATAACACATATCGCTGGGTGTTCTATTGGATCTTTTATAGGTCTTATGTTTGCTTTTAAAATGCAAATAAATGAGATGGAAGAAATAATATATACCGCTAGAAAAGACGAAGAATTATGTAATGTTCCTATAAAAAATTATATTAAATTAATAACCGAATATGGTATGTGTGATGTGTCAAAATTTATAATTCATCTTAAAAGGGCAGTTAAAAATAAATATCCTTTTTTAGATGATATCGTTACTTTTAAAGATATTGCAAAAAAATTTGGTATAAATTTATATATGTCTTCTACTAATATTAATTCCTGTGAAAATAGGATTTTTTCAATTGAAGATACTCCTGATATATGCGTATTTGATGCGTGTTGTGCTTCAATGTGTATTCCATTATTATTTAAACCTATATACATAGATGATTATTATTATGATGGCGCATTAACAAATAATTTTCCTATAAAAATATTTGAAAAAGTTCCTAGTGAAAATATATTAGGAATGATATTACAAAAAGAAAATAAACAGATTATTGAAAAAACTAAAAATATTAATCTAATATATATAATTAAACAGTTGTTTACAATATTTAACAAATTAAGGGTAAAACATGTTCTTTTTGAGCAAATAAAAAATAGCAAAATAAATAATTTTTATTATCCTACTAATTTACCATTAGATAATACAATGAATATAACATTTAGTAGATTAGGAATGAAATTAGAATTAAAAAAAAAACAAATTGATGATATGATATTTGCAGGTTTCGAAAGTATGATGGAATATATGGATGAAAGATATAGTGATTATATTGAAGAAATAAACGAACGTACTAAACTTACTATAGATTTATAATTTTATTTTAATTTTATTATTAATATAATAAGGTTTATTATTTATTATTTTAGCATTTAATGGTTTTTTATCAATAAATATATTGTTTGGCATCTGCAATAATTCATTGATAATTCCTTCTGATAATTTATTTAAAAATTTAGTATTTTTTATATATATATATTTATTATCTTTATAAATATTCTTTAATTTATATTTAAAATCACTGACAAATATCGAAAACTCATCAGATGGTAAATTTATAGGCGCGCTAATATCTGCGAGCCAAGAATCTTTTGAAATATTTTGATTTACAAATGGACCCATTATTCTTCTATAATCATCAAAAATATCATAAGTGTCTACGCGATTTATAGTTGTACATAAACCAAAATCATATATATACATAGAATATTTGCTAGTCTTCAAATAGTAATTTTTTCCGTTTATATTATAATGATAATAACCTGTTAGATTATTATTGTAATGGTATAAGAAATTACCCCAATGACAATCTCTATGTATATATCCTAAATTATGAAAAGTTAATATTGATAACATAATTTGTGCAAAAACATTATATAATAATTCATTATTCTTTAAAAAATCTTTTTGTTTACATAAATGCTTTAAATCGCCGCGTGCAAGTTCATTTAATAATATGATATATGTTCTGTTATTAATAATATCTGGTAATTTTTTATTTGACAATATGTTGCATTTAATTACTTTATAAGTTAAAATAAAATGTTTAGATATTTTTTTATTAATGATTAATTCTGTTATTTTACTATTTAATTCACTTTCTAATATGTTTCTATTGTTTTGTATCATCAGTTTAGCAGCTATAGGGCGCTTACCAATTTCATTTTTAATTTTTGCAATATAGATATATCCATATTTACTCGATGTTCCAATTCTTTTTACAAGGGTTATTTTATCTTTTATCGTATAATTTATGATACTTGTTTTTTCAATATGTCTTACATTTAAACATTCATTATTACTGATATCTGATATTTTATTTAGTATATGGTTATAATAAAAAATTCTACTATCTAAATTATATTTTATATTTTTGTCATCAAAATATTTTTTGATATCTTTTATGCCAATAAATTTGTTATTTTTTTTTACTACTACTTTCTTTGCAGATATGTATTTAGAATCGATTGTATTAGACAATGACCCTTTTGACATAAATTTACTTTTATATTCGTGCGAAGAATTCATTTATGCTTTTCTATTATAGTACAATATTCTAATATATTAATATAATAGATTTGTTAATGAATAATACCGAACCTTATATATTTATAATAGATTTAGACGGAACTATAATTGGAAATTGTACATATCAATGTGATATATATAATATTATGGAATTAATAAAAAGTAGTAAAAAAAAGGATTTAAATAAATATAAAATATTGTGTGATAAATCTTTAAATGATAGTTATAATGACAAATCTTTGCTCATAAGACCGCATTTTTTCTATTTTGTTCAATCTATGAAAAAATTATATCCACAATCGTATTTTTATATTTATACAGCATCAGAAAAAAAATGGGCAATTAAAGAAATATCTATAATAGAAAAAAATAATAATTTTAAATTTGATAGACCTTTGTTTACTCGTGATAATTGTATTATAGATAATTATGGTAATATAAAAAAATCGATAACAAAAATATTACCTCTTATAAAAAAAAATGTTAAGATGCCTGCTTCATATGATATTAAAAAGCACCTTTTAATAATAGATAATAACCCTACATTTATAGATTATAAAGATAATTTGTTATTATGCCCTACATATAACTATATTAAATTTAATAATTTAAAAGATATAGTACCTGACGAAATTAATTGTAATAATATTAAGAATTATGTAACTAGATTAACAAAAGAACAGAGGATATGTAAAAACTATGATAGTCAGGAATGCTTAGAAAAAATATATAAATGGTTATATAAAAAATGTAAAAAAATAAATAAATATAATATGAAATATTTAAATGACAATTTTTGGAAAGATTTAGTGATACTAATTAAAAATTATAGTATAAAACATTATACTTCTAAAAATATTGAAATTATGCAAAAAAGTATCAAAATATAATTATATAATAATAATGTAATATAAGAATGATATAAATGATATATGTTAGTTTTGATATTGGTGTTAAAAATTTGGCACTTTGCATAATTAAAAAGGTAGATGAAACTCATATTTTAGAAATCATAGATTGGCGCATAATAGCACTTGCGGATAGCAAGAAAGAAATTAAGGGAATTGAAGATATAACTGAAAGAATTTATATGGCGATGGATAACATAATGGGTGAATTAAAAAATAAAAATATAAATATAATTGATTATGTATTAATAGAAAATCAACCTTCAAATTTAAATGGTATTATGAAGACAATACAACATATAATATATGGTTACTTTAGTTTAATTAAATTTTGGGACAAAGATATTAATAATGTTCTCCTAATAAATGCTTCTTTAAAAACTAAAAATCATAAGTATATCATTAATATTGAAAATAATAAACAAGAAGACACTAAAAATAAGAAGGGATTTAGAAGAGATAAGTATAAAATTAATAAATTATTAAGTATAGAATTATGTAGAGAATATATAAGTGAAGATGAAGATTTAAAAAAATTATTTAATGAAAATAAGAAAAAAGATGATTTAAGCGATGCATGTTTGCAGGCGATATCTTATATTAGAAGCGTTGCAAAGGAAGATATTACTAATAAATATAATAAAATATATATGAGCGAATTAATTGAAAATAGTAAATAAATTACATCATTATTAGAATATTATTTATTTTTATAAATGCGTATTAATGTAAATTAAAATATTATAATAGATATATAAACATTTAATATCAAAATAAATATATAATATGGCTTTAATATCAACTCTTAATAACAAAAATGACGATTTGATAGAGTTAAATAGGGACAGTTTTAAAAACCAATCTTTTAATTTCAATATTCCTCGCGAAAATAAGAAATCATTTGACAATTCGTTAAATAACGAATTATTTAATAGACAAAAAATAAGTGATGATGTTATATCTATGTCATCTGCAGGTTCTTCCCGTGCTAGTTCTCCAGGAGGAAAACAAAATTACATGAAAAACATGGGTTCTATTTATAGAAATAAGGATAAATTAGTTAAAGTTAAAAGATTTGACAACGATGATGATAGTGATAGTAAAAAAAGCGGTAGAAGCAGAGCGAGTGCTAAAAGTTATTCTAGTTCTGCAAGTGCAGAAAGCGGTGATACTGTAGAAAGTGGCGAAAGTGGCGAAAGTGGCGAAA